CTGAAGCAGCGTTGAATATTAACATAAACAACAAAGAAGAGGTCGGACGTTGGGTACAGCAGCTCATCGATGAGGATAGGCTGCATGAATTTTATACATCATCCGCTTGGTTGAAAGTAAGGGATGAAGTGCTGGCTGAATATAAGCACGAATGCCAGAACTGCAAACGGAAAGGGAAGTATGTTAAGGCTGTTATTGTCCATCACGTGAAGCACCTGAGAGACTTCCCGGAGTTAGCGTTAAGCAAGACATACATCGACAGGGACGGGAAAGAGCAGATGCAATTGAAGCCGGTGTGTAGAGAGTGTCATGAGTATGTTGAACATCCGGAGCGGTTGCGGTGGAACAAGAAGAAACCATTGACGGAAGAGAGATGGTAGGGTTGGCAAGGTATACAGTATTTGAATGTTTGGATTGTAAAACAAAAGTAAAATATCCTACACAAACAGCTGACGGAAAGAGATGTAAGAAGTGTGGCGGTGGGTTGCTTATACCTGTTGAAGATGCGGAGAAGTATCGCAAACGATACCCCCCCTCGTTTTAAAACGCTCGCCAAGATTATAGCCCGTTACTCGGCTGCGGGGTATACATCGGAGAATTTTTCAAAATCTCGCATGAAGGGAGGGGGTTAAAATGTCAAGACAGACACCAAAAACTGAAATCAAACAAGATTTACTTGACCAATTAGAGAGAAATGGCACTATAGGGAAATATTATATCGATCTTGTTGACGATTATATGGCATTGTGGGATACAAAAAAGAAGTTAATCGCAGATATAAAAGAAAGAGGGGTAACCGTAAAATACCAAAACAGTGAAACACAGTGGGGATATAAGAAAAACGATAGTGTGGATCAACTGGTAAAAGTAAATCAGCAAATGCTAAAACTACTTGATGCGCTCGGAATCAAGCCATCCCAGGACGGTGATCCGGATGACGGCGACATGGAAATGTAGGAGGCGAGACTACCACCAATACATCGACCAGTATATGGATGACTGCCGCAGCGGTAAAAACATCGTTGGTAAAGACATTCTTTTGGCGATGGATTATATCGAGGAAAAACTTGATGATCCGGACGTATTTATCGACATTGAGAAAATAGACAAGGCCGTTGAACTCATGGAACGGTACTTTGAAATAAAACTGTTTGACTGGGAACTGTTCGTGACGGCCCTGATTCATTGCTTTTATAAGTCCGATGATACCGTGGTGTTTTCGACCATCTTCATAGTGATGGGCCGGGGTAACGGCAAGAACGGATTTATATCTCCGGTGGCGTGGTATCTGACAACGCACTATCACGGCATAAAAGGGTATAATGTGGACATCGTTGCCAATGCACAGGATCAGGCAAAGACGTCTTTTGGAGATATTTACGATGTTCTTGAAAGAACCTGGACAAAGTCAAAGAAGTTTTTTTATAAGACTAAAGAGATTATTATAAATCTCATTACGAAGTCTTATATAAAGTTCAACACGTCCAATGCCAAGACAAAGGACAGCAAGCGTACCGGGTGTTTGATATTTGATGAAGTCCACGCATACGAGGACTATGAACAAATAAAGGTTTTCACCAGTGGCTTTGGAAAGCGAAAACATTCCAGAGCTTTTTATATTACCACACAAGGCAACGTTCGCGAAGGTGTCCTTGATGATATGCTGGCCATCGCAGGGGACATATTGAACGGAACCATTAAGAACCTTCGCTGGTTACCGCTGATATACCGGATCGATAAAGAGGAAGAAGCTTTAAATCCACAGATGTGGCACAAGGCAAACCCATCTCTAAAGTATCTGGATGTACTCAAGCTAGAGATGGAGCAGCATTTCATCGAAATGAAATACACCCCGGCCAAAGAAGAAGAATTTTACACCAAGCGCATGAACTGGCCCAAAGGTAACCGGGAACTGCAGGTGACAGATTGGGAGAACATAGCAGCGACCAATAAGCCATTGCCAGATCTGACAGGATGGAGCTGTACGGTCGGTATTGACTATACAAAACTTCGCGACTGGGCGGCTGTAAACTTCCATTTTCGCAAGGGCGACCAGCGATATGACATCGGTAGGTACTGGGTATGCACGCAGAACCCGGAACTCGAAAGAGTCAAGGCTCCATGGCGTGATTGGCCAGAATGCGTACCTGTAGACGCTGTGGAAATTGCTCCTGAGTTGTTGACAGAATATATACTCGAAGAAGGACAGAAATACAACATCAAGGCTATAGCGATTGACAACTTCCGCTATGCGCTAATGAGAGACGCTCTTGAAAAAATAGGCTTTGATCCGAAGGAGCGGAAGAATCTGTACCTTGTCCGGCCATCAGA